CTACGACCCCAGGCTGATCAGCCCGTCGGCGGCGTCCCGCATCCGGTCGTCGTCATCAGGCCACAGGTGAGCGTACGTCCGCAGCGTCTCCACCGGGTCCTTGTGCCCCAGCCGGTGCGCCACGGCCACCGGTGACGCGCCGCCGGCGATCAGCAGCGACGCGTGGAAGTGGCGGAGCTCGTGCCACCCCGACCCCACCGGCAGGCCAACAGCCTGGGCGGCGTGCCGCCACGCCTCGGACGCGCGCTGACGGTTCACCGCACCCCCGCGGGCGCCGCGCACCAGGAGCCCCTCCCCCGGCTCCCCCAGCGCCGCCACCGTCGCCGGTCCGATCCCGATGACCCGCACGGAGGTGCCCGTCTTCGGCGGGCCCCACAGCGGCTCCTGCGCGGTGCCTCCGACGAGCTGGCGGTCCACGCGCACCCGCCCCGTGCCGTCGGCGCGGACCTCGACCCGGTCCCACGTGAGGCCGCGGAGCTCACCGGAGCGCATGCCGGTCGCCGCGGCCAGGACTGCCATGGGTCGGTACGGCCGCCACAGCGCGTCGGTAACGGCCTGCACCTGGGCGACCGTCAGCGGGATGACGGGTTCGCGGTCGACCGGGGGCAGGTTGATGCGCCGGCAGGGGCTCGCCGCGATGCGCCGCTCGTCGATGGCCAGGGTGAGGATCTGTGCGAGGTAGACGTAGGTGACCCGCACCGTGGTGGGCGCGAGGTCCCCCGCCCACTGGGTCACCGCGGCCTGCACGGCCCCGCGGTCGAGGTCCGCCAGGCGCACGTGCCCGAGGGTCGGCAGGAGGGTGTTCCGTAGCCGCCGGTCGACGACGTCGAGGCTGGTGGCGCGCTGGTGGACCTGCTCTGTCCGCCACCGCGCGGCCATCTCCGCGACCGTGATGCGTCCACGGTCGGGCGAGACGTACGTGCCGGCGCGCTGGGTGACGGCCACGTGGTCGAGGTGCGCCTGGGCGGCGTCCTTCGTGGTGAACGACTGGCGCCGGCGGGTGCCGTCGGGCTCGTGCCAGACGGCCTGCCACCGCATCCCCTGCCCGTGCCTGGGGCCCTTGATGCGGCGCCCGCTGGGGCTCGGGACGGTCCACCGGTCAGCGACGTGCGCCACGGGCCCACCTGCTACCGGTCATGGGGTGTCCTCTCGGTCAGCGATGAGCCGCTCGAGCTGTCGGCGCTCGTCGTCGGTGAGGGCCTCCAGGCGTGCCTCGAGGGTGTCGACGTCGACCCAGAGCTCTTCGGCAGCCTCCTCGAGGTGCCCTGCCCAGCGGAGCACGTCGAGGAGCGCTGTCATGGGGATGAGGCGCCGGGCGGCGGCCTCACGGACGTCGCGCTCTTCGGCGCCGCTGACGCAACCGCGGTGGCCGCGGGTGATGTGCTCGAGCTCGTGCGTGAGGGTCGAGCGGCGTTCGGTCTGCAGCTGGGTGTCGTCGAGCCAGATGGCGCGTCCATCGGTGATGCCACGCACGTCGCCGGGGAGGGTCGGCGTCCAGTGCACGATGACGTGCGGGAGGGCGCGGAGGATCCGCCACGGGTGCCACATAGTCGACGAACGTAGATGAGACCACCGACACGCATCGTCGACCGGTGTCTAGTCGGTGGCGGGCGGCTCGTCCGGGGCCTCGCCGGCGGCGTCCTGCTGCGCGCGCAGCTGGGCGCCCTTGGACGGGCCGCCGGTTCGGCGCGCGGCCGCCTGCTCGATCGGCGGTGGCGGGGGTGCGCCGTCGTCGGCGGTCTCGAGCCAGGCATCGGGGTCGGTCTCCGTGGTGGCCTGACCGTCGTTCATCCCGCGGCGGTGGAGCTTGAGCACCTCTCCCCCACCGGGCGTCGGGTCGTGCTGGGCATTCATGGGGGCGGGATGCTGCGCATTGCCCACCACCTCCTTGTCCTGTCGGCGCGCTGCGTAGAGCTCGCGGTTCTGCCGGACGAACGCGCGCACGATCCCGTAGATCGCCTTGCGCTGGTCCGGCTCGAGCAGGTCGGCCTCGGGAGGCAGGTCCGCGGCGAACGGCCGGAGCGGCATCGGCACGCCCGCTGCCTCGTAGACCACCGAGAGCGGGCGTCCGGACAGCTCGGCCAGGGCCTCAAGGGTCTGGGGCTTGGGCCTTGAGGTGTAGGTGCCGGCGCGGATCTTGTCGACCGTCGTGTAGGACAGGGTGAGCCCACGGCTCTCGGCTATGCGTCCGAGAGCCCGGCCGCCGACACCGCCGTTGCGGTTGACGGCCTCGTCTGCGATCTCTCGCAGCGTGGGCTTCGCCTTCTCCATGAGGACGATCCTTCCTGGGCTGTTCCCGCTGATGCGAGCGTGAAACGCGAACTGCAAGACAAGTCGATCGTCAGGTTACGCGGCGTGGCGCCGATTTTGGGCGCTCCCCTTGACAAGTGAGTGACATGTGGAGCACGCTCCACTTGTCCGCACGATCGAACGGAGGCATGATGACTACACGACGTCCGAAGGTTCGCTACCTCAGGGAGGTATGGATGAGGGTGAAAGCCCCCGACCGCATCGCCGCAGCACGCCGGCGCCGCGGGTACACCCAGTACGACCTGGCCGCGCTCGCGAAGTGCACCCAGGCGACCATCTCCGCGCTCGAGACCGGGACCATGCGCGGCTGCTCCGAAGACCTCGCCAAGGCGATCTGCAAGTGGGTCGACCGCGACATGGAGGACCTCTTCGAGCGCCACGACAACACTCGCGTGCAGCGAGTGACAAACGCGGCAGGCTCCACTCGCAAGACGGTCGCCGCGTGAGCACCACGACAGCGGCGTCGGCCCTCACCGTCCACGACGTCGCCGCACAGCTCGGCGTCAGCGAGAAGACCGTCCGCCAGATGACCCGGCGCGGTGAGCTCGTCGGCTTCAAGGCCGGGCGCGGCGGGAAGACGTCGCCGTACCGGTACCGCCAGACGCAGATCGACGCGCACATCGCGACCCGTGAGGCCGCCACCAGGGCCGGCCGCACCGCCTGACCCCACACATGCAGCGGCGCCCGGCTACCCCGCGAAGAGAACCGGACGCCACCAACACCAGGAAGGTACCAACCTCATGAGCACCCAGACGCTCACCCCGCAGGCGATCGAGGATTTGAGCCTGCCCGCCCTGCCCGGGCGGCACCGCGCCCCGTACAGCGGGAGGTCCGCCAACAAGGACATCCTCACCATCTGCTACGGCACGCACCGGCAGCTCCCCCGCGTCGGGCTCGAGGACGCGCGCTGCTGCCGGTGCGGTGTCGCTGAGACCGCGCAGCGTCGTCCCCCGATCATGGTGGGCCTCGGCATGGCGTGCGCCGACTGCCACGCCGCGTTCGAGCGGTGGGTGGCCCTGCACCCGGACGCCCCCCTGAGCGCGTTCCTCGCCCCGCGTCACCGCGCGGACGACGAGCCCGCTCTGGCGGTGGCGGCGTGAGCGGCTGCTACGCCGAGGCCACCCAGGTGTCGCCGGAGCGCTCCCAGGCCGTGACCGCGCTCGTCCGGTCCCGCGTCGCCGCCGCGGTCACCTTCTTCGCCCTCGCGACCTACATGGCGGCCGCCACCACACCCGTGTGGGTCGTCGCCATCCTCGCCCCGGTGCTGCTCGCCGTCGGGCTCCGGGCCCTGCCGAAGGAGGACGCGTGAGCCTCGACTTCGCCCTCGACACCTACCTCGAGAACCGCGGCGCGCGCGAACCCGAGCCGCCCACGGTCGTCGACCTCACCCGTCACGACGACGCCCGCGTCACCGCCGAGGACTGGGTCCACGCCACCCACGGCACCCCCGACCACATCGGGTGGGCCGCGCCCGCCGGCGCCGGGTGGGTGTGGATCGACCTCGACGGCAACGGGGGCACCGCCGACACCGAGCACCAGGCGCTCGAGGAACTCCTCGCCGCGCTCATGTCCACCACGACGAAGGACGTGCGATGACCGCCCGGGAGCTCGTGGCCAAGTGGCTCGCCGACAACCTGTTCCTGACCACGGGAGATGACGAGCGGACGTGGGGTCAACTCGACGAGCGTGCTCGTAATGAGTGGCGACGCTGCGCGGACGCCGTGATAGCGGTCCTGCCGGGCGAGTCCCGCGCCGAGATCCAGGCCCAGGCACTCGACGACGCGGCCGAGGCGATGCGCGACCTCCTCGAGTGCAGCGGCGACACCCGGTGGCTCGCCCGCCTCCGTGACCGCGCCGCTGACCTCCGGGCCAGGGGTGCGGCATGAGCTACCTCGACGACGCCCACTACGCCGCGCACGCACAGCGCCGCGCCCTCCGCGGCCTCCCACCCACCCCGTTCCACCCCGGGCACGTCGACCCCGCCGTCGTCGCCCGCAACGCCGAGACCCGCGCGTTCGTCACGCAGCTCGACACCCGCGCCCCAAACGGCGCCGACACCCCCCAACCCCACCCCGACGAAGAAGGCACACGATGAGCGCCCGCACCGCCGGCACGGCCGTCTACATCGGCAACCACACCGCCGGCACCACTGACTGGCACAAGGCCCGCCGCGGATCCTTGGGCGGGTCCGAGATCGCAGCCGTCGTCGGCCTCGCCCCGTCGGAGTGGTCGTCACGGTTCGCGCTCTGGCACTACAAGGCCGGCCTCCTCCCCCCGGACACCTCCGAGTCGTTCAAGCAGACACTGGGCAAGGTCCTCGAGGACGCCGTCGTCCAGCTGCACGTCGCTCGCAACGGTGGCCACGTTCAGCGCACCGGCATGTGGCGCAACGTCGACCGGCCCTGGCAGGTCGCTGCCCCGGACCGGTTCAAGGTCCCCGCCCCCCGGTCGAAGCGGCCGTTCTCAATCGTCGAGGCCAAGACCGCTGACTCCGGCAACGCGTTCGAGTGGGGCCCGGACGGGGGCGGGAACGACGACGTGCCCCCGTACTACGCGTGCCAGGTCCTCTGGTACCTCGACACGTTCGGGTTCGACGAGGCCACCCTCTCCGTGCTCATCGGCGCCCGGGAGTTCCGCGAGTACACGCTCCGCTACTCCGCGGCCGATGCCGCCTGGCTGCGCCGTGAGGCCGAGGCGTTCCTCGACAGCCTCACCCGAGGGCAGGCCCCGCCGATCGACGGCGCCGACGCGACCTACCAGGCCGTGCGTGAGCTCCACCCGGACGTCGACGGCACCGCGATCGACCTGCCCTACGACGTCGCCCAGACGTTCGCCGAGGCCCGGCACGGCATGAAGACCGCTGAGACGCACTGGAACCACGCCAGAGCGCTCGTCACCGACCACATGGGCGCCGCCCGCACCGGCTGGTGCAACGGAGTCCAGATCGCCCTCCGCAAGTCCAAGGGCACCACCGGCACCCCCTGGGTGGAAGCCGCCCGCGGCCTCCCAGACCAGATCCCCACCGAGCACCCCGACATCGAAGGAAGTGCAGCATGACCCTCCAGGACCAGGCCTCCCAGGCAGTCGCCCGCCGCGACGACTCCCCCGCCGGCCTCATCAAGCAGTACTCGAACAGCTTCGAGGCCGTCCTCCCCTCCCACATCAAGCCCGCCACCTGGGTGCGCCTCGCGCAGGGCGCCCTCAAGAAGGGCAAGCGCACCGGGAGCGGGCAGACCGAGCTCGAGATCGCCGCCGCGAACAACCCCGCCGTGTTCCTCGCCTCGCTGCTCGACGCCGCCCGCCTGGGCCTCGAGCCCGGCACCGAGCAGTACTACCTCACGCCCCGCAAGGTGAAGGGCCGCCTGGAGATCCTCGGGATCGTCGGGTACCAGGGCATCATCGAGCTCATCTACCGGGCCGGCGCCGTCTCCTCGGTGATCGCCGAGGTCGTCTACGAGAAGGACGTCTTCCGGTACCAGCCGGGCCGCGACGAGACGCCCACCCACGAGATCGACTGGGACTCCGAGGACCGCGGCAAGCTCCGCCTCGTCTACGCCTACGCCCGCATGAAGGACGGCGCGTTCTCCCGTGTCGTCGTCCTCAACCGGGCGGACATCAACCGCATCAAGGCGTCCGCGCAGGGCTCGGGGTCGGAGTACTCGCCCTGGCAGCAGCACGAGGCGGCGATGTGGCTCAAGTCCGCCGTCCGGCAGCTCGCGAAGTGGGTGCCCACCTCGGCCGAGTACATCCGTGAGCAGCTCCGCGCGGTCCGTGACGTCCAGAACGAGGGCGCCCAGTGCCAGGGGCCCGGTGCCCCCGAGGGGTTCGCCCCGAGGAGCATCGACGACGTCATCGACGCCGAGGTCGTCGACACCGAGCACGGCCAGGTCGACACCGTCACCGGTGAGGTCCTCGACCCGGACGACTACGACGCCCCGCCGGCCGGCTTCTTCGAGCAGCAGGAGCAGGGGGCATGAGCGTCCGGCCGGTCACCTACTTCGAGGTGGCGTGCGACCACGACGGCTGCACCACGACCACGAGCGACCTCGGCGGTGACTACTCCGCGTGGTCAGAGGCGTCGTGCGCCCGCGAGGACTGGGAGGAGTCGGAGGGCGTCATCACTGCGGACGGCACCGCCTTCTGCGCGGAGCACCGCCCGCCCGACTGTGCCGGGTGCGAAGCCGTCGACAACCTCACCATCGGCGCCGACGGCAACCTGTGGTGCCCCGACTGCGCCCCCGAGCTGATCGAGGGGCAGAAGGCATGACGTCCTGGCACAAGGGCCCGCTCCTGGCCTTCGACACCGAGACTACGGGCCCGGACCCGGAGGAGGCCCGGGTGGTGACCGCGACGTGCGCGTGGATCACCCCCGGGCAGCCCCCAGCCATCGAGACCTGGCTCATCGACCCCGGGTGCGAGATCCCCGAGGGCGCCACCGCTGTCCACGGCATCACCACCGCCAAGGCCCAGGCCGAGGGGCAGAGCCCGGCCGACGCCCTGTTCACGATCGCTGCCCGCGTCGGCACCGCCATCGCCCAGGGCATCCCGCTCGTCGCGTTCAACGCCTGCTTCGACCTCACCGTGCTCGACCGTGAGCTCGCCCGGCACGGCATGCACCTCGACCTCAGCGAGGTGCTCGTCGTCGACCCGTTCGTTCTCGACAAGCACGTCGACCCCTACCGCAAGGGCCGCCGGACCCTCACCGCCGTCTGCGAGCACTACCGCATCCAGCTCGACGGTGCGCACGACGCCACTGCGGACGCCCTCGCCGCGGCGCGGGTGGCCTGGCGCCTCGCCGAGACCTACCTCGCCCTGCAGGTCCCGCTCGAGGACCTCCACGCCGCCCAGGCCACCTGGCGGGCCGAGCAGTGCGCGTCCCTCGCCGAGTACTTCACCCGCCAGGGGAACCCCCAGGACGTCCGCGGCGAGTGGCCGCTCCTCCCACGCACCCGAGAGGAAGTGCCAGCATGACCGCCCCCATGCCCCGACCGGGCGACACCATCACCACCGCCGAGGCACTTGCCGATGCGCTCCACAGGCTCAACGACGAGGGCACCGGGGACCCGATCTTCGTCCTCGCCACCAACGACGTCGCTTGGATGGCCTACGCCCACGAGGACGGCGGCGACGTGGGATTCGGTCTGGAGTCCGGCGACCCCCGTGAGCACATGGACGACGAGGGCTTCTACGACCGCCTCCCGCTGACCTTCGCTCAGTACCCCGTGACCGTCCTGTACGTCCCCGGCCAGCCCGTCGCCCCCCAGGACGCGGCGACCGGCGAGGCGCCACAGTTGTTCGCGGCGGTTGAGGTCATCAAGTCGCGCTTCCTCGAGCACCTCGTCGACCACGACGCCGAGGACGAGGCCTGGACCGTCGTAAATGACCTCGCGGCTGCTGGTCTGCTCGCCCAGCCCGCCGAGTCCGGGTGCATCGAGTGCGGCCACACCGACGCCCACCACCGACGCGGCCACTGCACCGGCTCCGCAACCTGCGAGTGCACCCTCGACGCCCCCGACGGCGACGAGTGGCGGGCCGGTGGAGCGTCATGACCGCCACCCCCCTCTCCCCGGAGGCTCCCGCCGACCGGCCCGTCTCCATCGAGATCACCTGGACCGAGCTTCTGCGCACCCCGGACCGGGCACTCCGCCGGCTCCTCGCCGGGCGGTACCGGCGATCCACCGACACAGCCCGCGTCATCGACCACCTCCTCGCCGACGTCACCACCAGCGCCCGACGCCACCAGCTCGACGCGATGCTCGACGCCGAGATCCAGCGCCTCGAAGCCGACGCCCTCTGGCGCTACGAGCACATGGCCTCCGCCTACGGCGCGCGCATCCGCGCCGGCGAGCGCCCCCGCCCATCGCTCTACATCGAAGAGGAAGTACCAGCAGCGTGACCGCAAACCTCACCATGACCGACCTGTTCTGCGGGGCAGGCGGCTCCTCCACCGGCGCCGTCGACGTCCCCGGCGTGTCCGTGCGCCTGGCCGCGAACCACTGGGCCCTCGCGATCGAAACCCACAACGCCAACCACCCCGACACCGACCACCTCCAGGCCGACATCTCCCAGACCGACCCCCGCTACGTCCCCACCACCGACATGCTCTGGGCCTCCCCCGAGTGCACGAACCACTCCCGCGCGAAGGGCCGCAAACTCCCCTCCCAACCCGACCTCTTCGGCGACGTCCTCCCCGACGAAGCCGCCGAACGCTCGCGGGCGACGATGTGGGACGTCGTGCGGTTCACCGAGGCCCACGAGTACCGCGCGATCCTCGTCGAGAACGTCGTCGAAGTCGTCGACTGGACCAGCGCCCACGGGATCCGCGGCGGCCTGTTCGACTCGTGGCTGGCCGCCATGCACGCCATGGGCTACCAGCACCGCATCATCAGCCTGAACTCGATGCACGCCCAGGCGACGGGCCTGCCCGCGCCCCAGTCCCGCGACCGCGTCTACATCGCCTTCTGGCGGGCAGGCGAGCGGGCCCCCGACTTCGAGCGCATGCAGCGCCCCCGCGCCTACTGCCCCACGTGCGACGACGTCGTCAACGCGATGCAGTCCTGGAAGAAGCCCGGCACCCGCACCGGCCGGTACCGCTCCCAGTACGTCTACCGCTGCCCGAAGGCATCCTGCCGCGGCCAGCAGATCGAACCCGGGTGGCTCCCCGCGAGCTCGATCATCGACTGGTCCCTGCCCGGAGAGCGCATCGGAGACCGCGCCCGCCCGCTCGCGGAGAAGACGCTGCGCCGGATCCAGATGGGCATCGACCGCTACTGGGCACCCCTGCTCGTCGAGAACGGCGGCAACCCCTACGACGCCGCCGACCCCAAGCACCCGCGGTTCATGGACCCCGACTCCTACTACCGGGCGTGGCCGCTCGCCGAGCCGACCCAGACCATGCACACCCGCGAGTCGAAGGCGCTCGCCTACGCCCCCGTCATGGTCCCGGTCGAGGGCCGCGACGGTCTCCGAGCCCGTAGCGCGAGCGAGCCGGCCCGCACGCAGACGAGCCGCAGCGACACGGGCGTGGGGTTCGCGCCGTTCATCGCTGAGCTCCGCGGCGGCGGGTCCACCGCCCGACCAACCGCCGACCCCCTCGCCACGGTCACAGCCTCCGGCAACCACCACGCGCTCATCTCGTCGTACTACGGCAACGGCGGCACGGTCCCGGCCGCGCGCTCGCTGCCTACGGTGACGTCGCGCGAGCATCACGCGCTTGTCGTCCCCGCCGGCGGCACCTGGAACGACGACGCCCGCACCAGCGACCACGTCCTCCGCGCGCTCACCACCCGCGAGGCCTACGGGCTCGTCATGCGGAACAACACCGGCGGCGCCGAGATGGTCACCCCCGCCCGCGAGCCGATCCGCACCGTCACCACGAAGGGCCACCAGTCGCTCCTCGCAGCCGACCGCCCGACCGTCGACATCAACGACGTCCGCTTCCGGATGCTCGAGCCCCACGAGATCAAGCAGGCCATGGCCTTCCCCGCCGACTACCTCATGGTCGGGAACCGCCGCGAACAGGTGAAGCTCTCCGGCAACGCTGTGACGCCCCCGGCCGCCCGTGACCTCATCGCCACGGTCGTCGCGGCCATCACCGGAGAGAGCGCCGCATGACCACGGCGCAGAACCACGTGTTTTTGGGCAGGCGGAGGGATTTGAACCCTCGGGTGATGGACACCACCTGGCCCTTTTCAGGGGCCCGCATTCGACCGCTCTGCCACGCCTCCGAATCGGGGGTCACGCCGCAGGTGTCCTCTGGAATCGGCGCTCCCGAACACCGCCCGAAGGCGGTGGGAGCCCGAATCTCTCACCGCTCGCCTGAGCCGTCAAGGCCCAGGCGCAGTGGAATCCCCGCGGCCCAGCCGACCTACGAACCACTGCGCCAGTTCCTGGGGTGCCCCTGGGTGCAGCACAACGTCACCACGGGCCGACCACCACGAGAGGAGCAGCCATGGCCTGGGGGAAGGTAGACGACGCGCTCTGGGGGTCACCGAAGTGGCTCGCGACCCCACCACGCGCCCGCGGACTCTGGGTCACCGCCCTGTCCTGGTGCATGAACCAGCTCACCGACGGGTACGTCCCCAAGCACGTACTTCCCACGCTCGGCGGAACCCGCGCAGACGTCAACCAGCTCATCGAGGTCGGCCTCTGGCACCAGGCCGAGGGTGGCTGGATCTTCCACGACTGGCTCGACTACCAGCCATCCCGCGAGCAGGTCCTCGCCGAGCGCGCGGCCGCTGCCGAGCGTCAGCGCAGGGCACGAGACAAAGCCCGAGAGTCACGCCGTGACTCACGCCGTGACTCCGCCGTGAGTCACAGCGAAGTCACACCGGTAGTCACGGTCCCCCCGACCCGACCCGACCCGACCCGACCCGTTCTTGAGGTACTTCCCGTAGTTGGACAAGGCGAACCTTCATCATCATCGTCACCCAAGTCACGCGCGAGCGGCCGTCGATGATGATGACGAAGCTCGAGAAGAACCACGCCCAAGCCCTCGCCGCGTTCATCACCACCCTGCGCCCCGACTGGGACCCCCAAGGCGTCTACGTCGCCCTCGGCAAAGCACGCGACCACGGCGACGCCGCACAGGTCGCCATCGCCGCCATCCGCGCAGCCACCACCCCCACGAACCGCACCCCCGCCGTCATCCCCCTCCAGGGAGACCACTGGGCCGTTAGCAGCACCCCCGGGACCCCCGCCCCCCACAGGGGCACCCGCGCGCCCCGCTGCACCGTCTACGGCCACGAGAACTACCCCGCCCACAACTGCGCCGGCTGCCGCACCGACGCCCTCACCGCAGGCGTCGCCGCCGCCAACCCGGCCCCACCACCACCCATGCCACACGGCCGCGACCTCGCCGCCGGAAAGGACACCTGATGGTCAACCGCCCCAAGAACATCGGCACCGCCGCCGAAACCGCCGTCGTCCGCGCCGCCCGCACCCGCGGCTTCCCCCACGCCGACCGCCTCACCCTCACCGGCAACAAGGACCGCGGCGACATCGGCCTCGCCCCCGGCGTCATCGTCGAAGTCAAGGGCGGCCAGGCCGCCAAGACCGCCTCCGACAACCAGATCGCCACCTGGCTCGCCGAGACCGAGATCGAACGTGGTCACGCCGGCGCCGCCGTCGGCATCCTCGTCACCGCCCGCCCCGGCATCGGCGCCCCCAACGCCCACAGGTGGTGGGCCCACATAACCCTCGGCGACCTCCTCACCACCCTCGGCGCCCACGAGTCCCTCAAGCTCGCCCCGAACCTCCACGCCCCCCTCCGCATGACGCTCGGCTCCGCCCTCGCGCTCCTGCGCGCCGCCGGCTACGGACAGGCCCCCGACAGCCGCGGAGTGGCCTCGTGAACCTCCTACGCATGCCTCTGAGACAAGGCGGCGAGACGCGCCGCCACCCCGTCCTCACGCACCCGGGAGCACACCGTGAACGCTTACCTCTTGCTCGTCGCCATCTACTTCGTTGTCGGCACGAGCATCGCCGGCTGGGTCGCCATCAGATTCATCGACCTGCACCCCAGCATGTCCTGGCGCGACTGGTGGATCCTCACACTCGCGTACTGGCTCGTCAGTCTCTTCTGGCCCCGCTTCCTCTGGCGGCTGACGTGACCGCCGCCGCGGACGTTCGTTTGCCGGTTCGCGCGTGTGAGGGGTGCCCACGATGACCGCCACCACGACCATGGCCGCGCGGGTGTGTCCGATCACGGATCAGCCGATCGGGCCGGACCGGTACGCGGCGCCGGCCGCTGCGGGGCGCCTGCGTGCCACGCTGGTGGGTCTGCCTGACCTGATGGCGGAGCTGGAGACGACGATCACGCGGCAGCTGCGGATGTCGGGGAACGGCGCCGTCACGGATGACCGGTTGCCGTTCAACGCTGAGGCGTCGGAGCGGGCGTGGGTGTTGCGGCAGACGTTGCTGGTGTGGGCTGACGAGCTCGCCCGCCAGCGCCGGGAGGTGTGCCCGCGCTGTGACGGTGAGCCTGGCGACGAGGACCCTGCACTCTGCGAGGGGTGCGAGGGCCGAGGCACGGTCGGTGTCGCCACGCCGGACACGTGGCCCAAGGTGCGTGACGCCTTCACCGCCTGGGCCGACTGGATGACCACCACCGAGGCCGGGGCGCAGGCCATCGACGAGATCCTCGACGCCCACCACCACGCCCTCCGCGCGATCGACCGACCAGCCGACCGCACCTACGCCGGCCCATGCCCCACCTGCCACGGTGACATCTACGGCGTCCCCGGCAACGCCTGGGTGCGGTGCACCACGTGCGGGACCGAGCTCGACGCCGTCGACGCGCGGCAGGTGATGCTCGACAAGCTCGCCACCATGGCCCTGCCAGCCCCGGACGCCGCCCGGGCCGCGTCGCTCCTGACCGGGGTGCCGGTGACGGCCGCGCAGATCCGCAAGTGGAAGCACCGCGGCACCCTCACCCCGGCGAGCGTGAACGTCGCCGGGCAGCCCATGTACGACCTCGAGCACGTCGTGCGCCTGGTGAACGACGGGGCTGGGAGGATCGGGTCATGAGCGCGCTCACCGAGTTCCTCGTCGCCAGGATCACCGAGCGCGAGGCCGTGGCGCACGCGGCAGCGGCGGCGCTCACACACCGGGACCAGCCCGACCCCGACGACCTCAAGGTCTGGCGCGCCGACGACGGCACAGTGCGCGCTGGCTGGACCCCTGTCGCCACCGGTGAACGCGACCATGGCCTCGACGTCAGGGTGGCGGAGCACATCGCCAGCCACGACCCCGCACGCGTGCTCGCCGAATGCGCAGCCCACCGCGCGATCGTGGAGCGGTGCGGACCTTACGACGACATCCAGGTCCGGCGACAGACCCGCACGCTCGCCGGCGACGTGCTCCGTGCACTCGCCGCGGTCTACTCCGACCACGAGGACTTCGACCCTGCCTGGAAGGTCTGACCGCGCCACGCCGCCGGGAACGCTTGACGGAGCAACCCCGGAACGCCACTATGTGTTTACCTGACCACGGTCAGCGAAACGCCACCACGAACGCCGCCCCGCCACCACGGCCCGGGCGGCGTTCGCGCGTCCACCCCCAGACTGCCGCCCCGACTGCACCCGACACACCCATGCCCCTGGGGGCCATCGCGGGACCAGCAGCACGGGGCGGCACCAACTCCCATCCCCCCTCTCCGGCGAACAGCCCGGCCCGGCGCCGGTGACGCCGAGACCCCCAGGGCAGGTGAGCCACATGGCACCACGCCCCTGGACCGACACCGACAACGACCGCCTCCGCGAGCTCCACGCCGCCGGCCACTCCCTCCACGCCATCGCCCAGCAGATGGGCCGCGCGAAGTCCACCATCTCCAAGCACGCCGAGCGCGCCGGGCTCGCCTGGGACCGTGGCCGCGTCGACGCGGCCACCAAGGCCAAGACCGCCGACGCCAAGGCCCGCCGCGCAGACCTCAAGCTCCGGCTCCTCACTCGAGCCGAGGCGATCCTGACCCGCCTCGAGGCCGACACCTTCACCACCCTCGTCCCCAACGGCCCCGGCTCGCAGGGCACCCGGACCCTCACGTTCGTGCCCCCCGACGCCGAGAAGGCCCTCGCCACGTCTCTGTCGTCCTACGTGAGCACGTTCGACCGGCTCGAGAAGCTCGACGCCGACCAGGGCACCACCGAGGCCGTCGGCATGCTCGACCAGATCGCTTCGGCCATCGCCGGCGCCGCCGACGCCCTCCGGGACCCGCAGTGACCACCACCACCGCCGCCCCGGCCGTGCAGGCCGCCGTCGCCACCGCGCTCTCGCCGAAGCAGATCCTGTCGATCGCCGACGCGACCGCGCGCGTGAACCTGTGGGACGGGTCGATCCGGTCCGGGAAGACCATCGCGAGCCTCCTGACGTGGCTGATCTACGTGTCCCACGCCCCAACCGGCGGCGCCCTCGTCGTCGTCGGCCGCACCCGCGAATCCATCGCCCGCAACGTCTTCGGCCCCCTCACCGACCCGGCCCTCTTCGGCGCCCTCGCCCACCACATCACCTACACCGCCGGCGCGCCCACCGCCCAGATCCTCGGCCGCACCGTCCACGTCCTCGGCGCCTCCGACGCCCGCGCCGAGATGGTCCTGCGCGGCCTGACCGTCGCCGGCGCCTACGTCGACGAAGCCACCCTCGTCAGCGAGGCGTTCTGGACACAGCTCCTCGGCCGCATGTCCGTCCCCGGCGCCCGCCTCTTCGCCACCACCAACCCCGACGGGCCCGCCCACTGGCTCAACCGCCAGGTCGTCAAGCGCGCCGCCGAGCTCGGGTACCGCCGCTTCCACTTCCGCCTCGAGGACAACACCCACCTCGACCCCGCCTACGTCGCCCAGATCAAACGCGAGTACGTCGGCCTGTGGTACCGCCGCTTCATCCTCGGCGAGTGGGTCCAGGCCGCCGGCGCGATCTACGACACCTGGGACGAAGCCCGCCACGTCATCCGCGCCGCGGACCTCCCCGCCATGGACCGGGTCCTCGCGATGGGTGTCGACTACGGTGACGTCCACCCCACCCGCGGGTACCTCATCGGCCTCGGCCCCGACACCACCCCGGCCGGCGGGTACCGGCTGTACACGCTCGCCGAGTGGGCGCCCGGGAAGATGACCATCGGGCAGCACTCCGCGGACCTGCGAAGGTGGCTCAGCGAGCAGCCCTCGGCGTGGCAGCATCCCGAGTGGGTGGCCGTTGACAGCGCGGCGTCGTCGTTCAAGCACCAGCTGTTCCACGACGGCATGACGAACGTCAGGAACGCCCACAAGGCCGTCCTCCCCGGCATCCGCACCCTCTCCGCGCTCCTCGCCGTCGACAAGGTCGCGGTGGCGGACACGTGCCGGCACCTCATCGACCGCATCCCCGGGTACGTCTGGGACGCCAAGGCCACCGCCCGCGGCGAGACCGCCCCCGTGAAGGCCGACGACGACGAAGCCGACGCATGGCGCTACGGCATCTACACGCCCCGCCTCGACTGGCGCCCCCTCATCCCCCTCGCCCCCGCCGCCGAACGCGACGACGACGAGGCCGACTCCCTGCCCGATGCCGCCTAGGAGGTGACCATGCCGCTGCCCACCGCAGGCACCTCCTGGCCGCCGAAGCACATGACCGAGATCCACTCGGCCATGGCGCAGTGGTCGGCGTGGTACGCCGGGGACCCGGACCAGCTCACCGCCGCCTACAGCCGCGGGTCGGGCGCGTCTCTCGTCCGCCCCGCGCAGCTCGCTGGCGGGGCCCGGGGGGCGCTGGCACGGTTCTGGTGGGGTCGCCCGCAGACGGACATCTCCCAGCGCCGCGGGCAGCTGCACGTCCCCATCGCCGCGGACCTCGCCCAGGCGTCCGCGGACCTCCTGTACGCCGAGCCCCCGACGTTCACCATCACCGACCCGGCCAACGACGCGAACAAGGCCACAGCCGCCCGCCTCGAGCAGTACGTCGACGACGGCCTCGCCACCACCCTCTCCGGCGGCGCCGAGGTCGGCGCCGCCCTCGGCGGCCGCTTCCACAAGATCGTCTGGGACGGCACCCTCCTCGACCGCCCGTTCCTCACCACCGTCGACGCCGACGCCGCCATCCCCGAGTTCCGCTGGGGCCGGCTCGTCGCCGTCACGTTCTGGCACCTCCTCGCCGCCGACAACGGCATCTACCTCCGGCACCTCGAGCGGCACGAGCTCGGACCGTCCCCCCGCCCTGGCGTGCCAGGCGACGGGCTGACGTTCCACGGCCTGTACCAGGGCACGGCCGACAACCTCGGCCGGCCCGTGCCGCTCACCGACCACGACGCCACGAAGGCCCTCGCTACCCAGGTCGACGCTGACGGCGCCCTCCGCGACGGCCGCACCCCCGGCCTGGCCGTGGAGTACATCCCGAACCTCACCCCGCAGCGGAAGTGGCGCACCCACCCCACCGGGAAGGCCCTCGGGCGGTCGGACTTCGACGGCATCGAGCCGCTGATGGACGCCCTCGACGAGGTCTACAACTCGTGGATGCGGGACATCCGCCTCGCGAAGGCCCGGATCATCGTCCCGGAGTACATGCTCCAGTCCAACGGCCCCGGCAAGGGCGCGTCGTTCGACATGGACGCCGAGGTGTTCACGCCGATGCGGATGGCCGCCGGCGAGGAAGGCGACGCGCCGATCACGCCGCAGCAGTTCGCGATCCGTGTCGCCGAGCACCAGCAGACCGCGCAGCAGCTCGTCGAGGACATCCTCCGCTCCGCCGGGTACTCCGCGTCGACGTTCGGGGAGGACGAGGACGGCGCCGCGGCGACCGCGACGGAGACGAACGCCCGCAAGGGCCGCTCCCTCCTGACCCGGGGCCGGAAGGTCCGCCTCGAACGCCCCGCGCTCGCCCGCCTGGCGGCGAAGATGCTCGCCGTCGACGTCGCCGTGTTCCGCCCCGCCGGCGTCACCGCGGCGGACGTGGCTGTCGACTTCGGGGACACCGTCCAGGACTCCCCGCTGCAGCTCGCGAACACCGCCGAGTCCCTCAGCCGCGCGAAGGCCGCTTCGACGGCGACCCTGGTGCGGATGGTCCACCCCGACTGGACACCCGAGCAGGTGAAGGCCGAGGTCGGGCTGATCCACGGCGAGAACGCGATGGCAGACCCCACCAGCCCGGGCCTGTTCGGCTAACCTCGACCGCATGAGAGGCCCCCGGCCATGCCCGTCGACCCCGGCTACGGTGAACGCCTAGCCAGACGCGTCAGCTCGCTGTACGCCACCGCCGAGCTCACCCTCCTACGCCGCATCGCCAACGCCCTCGCCCAGGGCATCGAGGCACCCGAGTGGGCGTCCGTGAAGCTCGCCCAACTCGACCTCCTCCGCGCCCGCATAGGCCAGGAACTCGACGCCGTCACCGAGCAGGCCGTCGGCGAGGTCAGGGCCGTCATCGGTCAGGCGTTCCAGGCCGGCCAGGCACTCGCCGTCGCCGACCTCGACACCATCGACCTCGAGCAGCGCCTGCCCCCGGCCCGGGCGGCGGCGGTGGAGCGGCTCGCAGCCGAGACCCTCCAGGTGGTGCGCCCCGTCGGACCCAGACTCCTGCGGGCCACGCAGGACATCTACCAGCAGGTCGTGGCCGAGGCCTCCGCGAACGTCGTGCTGGGCGCGCAGACCCGCCGTGAAGCCGCGCAGCACGCCCTCGACCGCCTCACCCGCTCCGGTGTCCGCGGCTTCCGCGACAGCGCCGGCCGGAACTGGACCGCCGAGACCTACACCGAGATGGCCGTCCGGACCGGCACCGGGCAGGCCGCCATCCAGGGCCATGTTGACCAGCTGCAGGCCAACGGCCTCGACCTCATCGTCGTCTCCGACAGCCCCCGGGAGTGCAAGGTGTGCCGCCCGTGGGAGGGCAAGGTCCTGTCGCTGTCCGGCGGGGTGGTCGGCACGATCGAGCGCGAGTCGCTGACCGATGGCCGGATGGTGCGGGTGAAGGTCGCCGGCACGTTGGATGAAGCCCGCTCCGACGGGCTCTTCCACCCGAACTGCCGCCACTCCACGTCGGCGTACCTGCCTGGCGCCACTCGCCTACCGACGAAGACCGCAGACACCGACGCGCGCGTGGCAGAGGAGCAGCGCCAGCGGTACCTCGAGCGGCAGGTCCGCGCGTGGAAGACCCGGGAAGCGACCGCCCTCGACGACACCACCGCCCGGGCCGCGCGCGCGAAGGTCCGCGCCTACCAGGCCCGCATCCGCTCGCACCTGGACGCCACGGACGGCCTCACCCGGAAGAGCGCGCGGGAGCAGGTCGGCCGCGCCCGCTAGCAGGTCTGCTCGACCCACTCCAAGAACACGACCTCGCTGATCGGCAGGCCCTCGTCGATGAACCGGCCCGCGGCCGATTCTGCTGCGCCATCGACGTCGTTCCAGTACTGGCACAGCACCCGCTGGTCGTCGGCTGAAGTCGCGGTCCACCACTCGTCGATCGCGTCCAGCTGAGGGTCCACGAGGTCGTCGGTGTCGGTGGTCGGTGTGGCCGTCGGCTCTGGCGTGGCCGTGGGCTCTGGCGTCGCCGTGACCGTGACCGTCCGCGCCGGCTCCGACGCACCCGAACAGCCCGCCAGCGCAAGCAGGGCGGCCGCCGCGCACACGATCCCTCGTCTCATCCCGTGACAGTACCGCCGCCAGGTGCGGCCCAACCAGATGCCCAGGAGGCACCCAGTGAGCACGACCACGACCGAAGCGCCCGTCGCGACCACCACCACCGAGCAGGCTCCCGCCCAGTCGGCGCCCACGGCCGCCCCCGCCCAGGACCCGGCCGCGCCCGGCAGCACGCCCGAGGCGCCTGCCCCGGACCCGTGGAACGACCCGGTGGCCGCTCGGGCGGAGATCGAGCGGCTCCGTCGTGAGAACGCCAAGGAGCGCGTCTACGCCAAGGACCCCGAGGCCGTGGCGAAGGACGCCCGTGCTGAGCTCCTCGGCGCACTGCAGAAGGCCCTCGGTGGCGAGAACCCCGGGGAGCCGGCTCCCACGGTCGAGTCCCTCACCGCGCAGGTCCAGGAGGGCGCCACGAAGATCGAGGCCGCCGAGGCTGAGGCCCGGTCCGCCCGCGTCGAGCTCGCTGTCTACAAGGCCGCCACGACCGCCGGCGCCGACCCCACATCCCTCCTCGATTCCCGCACGTTCACCAACTCCCTCGCCAACGTCGACCCGACCGACAGCGAGGCCATCGCCGCCGCCATCACCAAGGCGGTCCAGTCCAACCCCAAGCTCGCGGCGACCCAGGCGGTCGTCGGCACGAGCAGCGTCGAGCACCCCGGCGGGTCCGGAGAAGGCGCGATCACCCAGGAGCGGTTCCGCTCCATGAGCGGAGCGGAGCGCAACGAGCTCTACCGCACCGACCCCACCACCTACGCCCGGCTCGCCGGCCGCGCGTAGTAACAGACCCGCCCCAGGAGGCACCCCATGGCAACCACCCTCTCCACCGACCTGTACATCCCCGACGTCTGGGCCGACCTCGCCTTCGAGCAGTTCACCGGCAACGCCGTCGTCGCGCAGTACGCCACCCAGGACGACTCCCTCACCGGCAAGCCCGGCGAGACCGTCACCTTCCCGAAGTGGATGCTGCTCTCCGACATGGACGACGTCGAGGAGACCGACGTCCTCGTCCCCGAGAAGCTCCACCAGTCCGCGTCCGAGGCCACCATCAAGGAGGCCGCGAAGGCGGTCGAGTTCAGCGACAAGGCGAAGCTGACCGGCATCGGGAACGTCCAGGACGAGGCGATCCGCCAGTTCGGGCTCCTCGCCGCCCGGAAGGTCGACGCCGACCTCATCGCCGCCGCCGTCGCGTCGATCACCGGCGGCATCACGTACAGCGACGGCCGCACCGCGTCGGACTCCACGCCGCTGCGTCACGAGATTCCCGGCGGCAAGCTCACCTACCCCGGCATCGTCGGCGCGTTCGGCAAGCTGAACGACAGCTTCGACCCCGCCGAGTTCGCGGCCCTGTTCGTCCGCTCCGCGCAGTGGGCGGACATCATGACCGACCCGCAGTTCATCTCCGCGGCGCAGATGCAGGGCGCGAACCTGCAGATCAACCGCGGGCAGGTCGGCCAGATCCTCGGCGTGCCCGTCGTCGTCACCGACCGGCTCCCCGCCGGCCACGCCCTCGCCGTGAAGCGCGGCGCCCTGGGCGTCATGTGGAAGCGGCGCCCGCTCGTCGAGCAGGACCGCGACATCCTCGCCCGCACCACCGTCGTGGCGCAGAACATGCACTACGCGGTGAAGCGCCTCGCGGACAAGGGCGTCATCGACATCACCGTCGCGGCCTGACCTACCTACCTCGAACCAGAGACCGGGAGGTCACCATGTTGCTCCGACGTCACCGCGATCGGCTCAAGGAGTTCCGCAACCCGCAGTCGGGGAAGCCGGACTACGGCGCCGGCGAGCTGCCCGACGGGGACCCCTCCGACGGGTGGAAGAACAAGCAGATCGAGGCCTACGCCCAGGCCAACGGCATCGACCTCGGTGGCGCGTCGAAGAAGGCGGACATGCTCGCCGCGATCGACGCCCACCGGGCTGCTGCCGAGACCGGCGGCGGCGACGGCGATGCGTTCGACCCGAACGAGCACGACGTCGACGCGGTCATCGGGTACCTCGCTGGCCTGGACGACGACGACGCCGAGGCGCACGACGCCGAGGTGGTCCGCGTGGTCGAGGCAGAGAAGGCCGCGCAGAACCGGTCCGAGCTGCTCGAGCAGATCGAGGGCGCGCCAGCCCCCGAGCCGGAGCCCGAGCCCGAGGGCTGACCCCCCTCGCAAGTCCCTGGTGGTGGGCGCGTCAACGCGTCCCCGGCACAGCGCAGCGCACTGGTCACGTCGCGAAGGCGGCCCAGGGGGAGCCCAACAGGCCGGGCCCTTCCTTCCCCGCACACACCGACCTGCGCGCTCACCACCAGCACCATCCCCACACCCCCGAGGGAGGCCACCCCATGCGTTCGTACGCCACCCCCGCGGACCTCGCGACGGGCGACTGGCTCGAGGACACGCCCGCCAACGCGGCCCGGCTCCTGCGAGCCGCGTCCACCCTCGTCGCGAACGCGACCCGCACCGCGGTCTACGACGTCGACACGGACGGCATGCCCACCGGTCGGGCGGCAGAGGCCATGCGGGACGCCACGTGCGCCCAGGCGGCCACCTGGGTGGCGCTCGGCATCGACCCTGCGAAGGGCCGCGCCGACGACGGATCCAAGACCGTCGCGGCCAAGACGATCCGCGGCGCTAGCTTCCAGTACGCCGTGTACGCCTCCACCGCTGAGGCACGCCAGGCGGCCGCGACGACCCTCACCGACGAGGCGATCCTGATCCTCCGCGACGCGGGCCTCACGGCCACTGTGAGCGTGGTCGGCTGATGAGCAAGACGACCCTCGACGCGCTCGACGCTGCTGTCCGTGCACACCTCGCCGACGAGAATCCAGGCCAGTACGTCACCGGCTGGGCGCTAACGACCGCGACCACCACGGAGAGTGACGACGCCACCGACTACGACACCGAGTGCCCGGCTGCGCAGCCCGCGCACGTCACCCTCGGGCTCCTCGACATCGGCAAGACCCTCGTCCTCGACACCCGCGGGGGGACTGATGGTTGACGAGCTCGCCGAGTTCTACGTCCACGAGGTCACCGTCGAGCCCTTCAGGGGCTCCGGGTCCTACGGCCCCGTCTACGGTCCGCCCGTCAAGGTGGCGTGCTGGGTCGACGAGAGCACCCGCCTCGTCCGCGCCCCTGATGGCACCGAGCAGGCGTCCTCCACGACCATCACCGCGCCGCTGACCGCCAAGGACCAGCTCACCGTCGGGGCGCGCGTGCTCCTCCCCTCCGGTGACAGCACCGTCGTCATCACCCGCGCCGTCGCCGACTCGGGCCCCCTGGACCTCCCCGACCACGTCGAAGCAGCCTGCGAGTAGGAGCCCTGCCGTGCCTACCGATCCCCCGCACACCGTGTCCCGCGCCGACGTCTGGGCGGCCCTCGCCCTGCTCGGCGTCCACCCGGATGGCGTCACCTACGAGACGGTCATCCACCCCAACCACATCACCGTCAAGCGGCATCGCCTCGACGAGCAGGGGCAGAAGTACCCCGCCGGGGGCCACGTCGCGTCCGAGACCTTCGAGGTCTCGGTCACCGACGACTGAGGAGGCGCACGGTGGGGCAGTTCCAACGCGTCAACGGCCCCACCGACCCTCGCGCCGCGGTCCGCGCCGGCGCCGAACGGGGCGTGTACCTCGGCCTCGAGCACCTCCTCGGCGTCGCCAAGGCGCGCGTGCCCCACGACGAGAAGACCCTCCGGGACTCCGGTGCCACCGCCCAGGACGGCACCCAAGGCGTCGTCGCCTTCGACACGCCTTACGCCGTCCGCCAGCACGAAGAGATGGACTGGTACCACCCCCGAGGCGGTCAGGCGAAGTACCTCGAGTCAGCCATGGGCGACGAGCGAACTGCCATCGCCCAGCTGGCCGCGCAGGCCATCCGCAAGCAGATGGGGGGCTGACCGTGTCGTGGACCTCTGACGTGACTGTCGCGCTCGGCGAGTACCTCCACGCTCTGGGCGTCGGCGTGTGGTCCCCGTCCGGCGCGCTGCCGCGGGACGCGGTCGGGATCACCGTCAAGGCCATGCCCGCCCAGCCCGACAGCGTCATCGTGCTGTCCCCCTACCCCGTCACCGGGTCCGGCGCCTCCGACGTCACCTTGGGCATGCAGATCCGCTGCCGCGCCGGCGGGCTACCCACCGCAGTCGACGACCTCGCCGACCACATCTACGACGCCCTCCACGGCGCCCGGAACCTGCAGCTCGGGCCCGCCCGCGTCGCCCTGGTCTGGCGGGCCTCTCACGCGCAGATGGGTGTCGACGGTGACGGCCGCTGGGACACCACGAGCAACTTCTACCTGCAGACCGCGCACCCCTCCGCGCACGTGCGCGACTGAACCCTCAGCCCCGGGCAGGAAGCCTCCTGGCCCGGTAGTCCCACACCACCTCACCAGGAGGACCCATGAGCACGCCCACGCTCGAGCCCACCGTCAACTCCGCATGGAAGCTGGACGTCCAGGCGGCCACGCCCGCCACCTTCACCCCGGTCCGCGCGATCAACTCCCTCAACCCCACGGTGAACTACACGACGCAGGACGCGTCCGACTTCGACTCCGAGGGGTGGGGCTCGGACGCCATCACCCAGCGGAAGTGGCAGGTCACCGCGACCGTGCTGCGCAAGATCGCGAGCGGCACCACCGAGGACCCCGGCCAGGCGCGCCTGCGTGCCGCCGCGGACGCCGTCGAGCTCGTCACCGTCCGCTTCTACGACTCGAGCTTCCCGGGCGGGGAGGCCTTCGAGGGTGACTGCTACGTGCAGTGGGCGCCCGCCGGCGGCCCGGGCACGGGCCTGCAGTCGGTGAACATCACGCTCCTCGGTCAGGGCGAGCGCCGCAAGATCGCCAACCCGACCGCCGAGGGCTGACCCCAGCCCCACCACCCCCCATCCCACCGTCTGAGAAGGAGTACGCCATGACTGAGAACACCCTGACGCTGCAGGTGGCGGGGGCGCCCTACGAGGTGCCCTCGCCGCCCGCCGCGATCGGCCTCGCCCTGCAGGCCTCCTACGTCATCGCCCGCGCGCGCCGCGCGCAGAAGCCGCCGCCGGCCTACGCGCTCGAGCGCATGGCCCGCTACGACGACGGCGCCAGCGACCTCGACGAGGACAGCCTCGGCCCCGCGTGGCAGCAGATGATCGACGCCGGCGTCCCCATCCACGACCTGCGCCGCGCCGCGCAGGCCGCCTACACGTGGATCGTCACCGGGTCCGAGGCCGCCGCGCAGGCCGTCATGGGTGGTGGTGCGTCGGGGGAAGCCAAGGGCCCCGGTCCCTCGACGAGTACGGGCGCGGCGAGTACGACGAAGCGACGGGCCTCTACGAGTGGTACGACGTCCCGCCGCAGGACCTCGCCCGCCTGACCGGCGCCGGTCGCGCCCTGCCCACCTGGACGGACCTGTTCGGGGCGTGGGAGCTCGTCGAAGTCGACCTCCACCAGACGTTCGGCATCGATTTCGACGACCTCCCCCCGAGGTCGTGGCGGTGGCTGCGTGCCCGGATCTTCGGGCTCCTGTCCACGCCTGACTCACGGATCTCCCGCGCGACCCGACCGAAGAAGGGGGAGCGTCCGTGACAGAGCTTGACCTTGGCACCCTCCGCGGGCACGTCGACCTCGACCTCGCCGGGTTCGACCGCAAGTACGGCCAGGTCGACGACCTCCTCGACCAGCTCGCCCGCCGACAGGTCCCCGACGTCAAGATCGACGCGGACATCACGGCCGCCGAACGACACCTTGACGCCGTCGACACCGCCCTGCGGACCATGGACGGCGCCACGGTCGCGGCGACGATCGACGCCGACAGCGCGCCCGCCGAGCGCGCGATCGACTCCGTTGCGGACGCCGGCGAGGCGCTCGCGCGCCGCGAGTTCGACCCCCAGATCGACGCCGACATCACCAAGGCCGAGCGCAAGGTCGGCGACATCGGGCGCGAGCTCGAGGTCCTGCGCCGCATGGACGCCTCCCCGGAGGTCGACGCGGACATCACCAGGGCGCAGGCCAACCTCGGGAGCGCAGAGTCCCGCCTCAAGGCGCTGCAGGGCCTCCGCGCCGAGATGGTCGTCACCGCGGACACCAGCGCCGCCGAGGACGCCCTCAGCGGGCTCGGTGACGAGGGTGCGGAGGCCGGGGAGAGCGCCGGCGCGGGGCTGTCGGACGGCATCAAGTCGGCGCTCATGGCGGTGCCCGTCGCCGGTGGTGTGGTCCTCGCCGGGATCGCCATCGGGAAGTCCCTCCTCGACGGCATCCAGGACGCCCTGTCCATCGAGGTAGGCCGGGACCTGTTCTCCGCGCGCACCGGCCTCGACGAGGCCACCGCGGGCCGATTCGCTCGCGCCGCCGGCGAGTCCTACGCGAACGCGTTCGGGGAGTCCGTCGACGCGAACCTCGACACCGCCCGGCACGCCCTGCAGCAGGGCCTCATCGACGAGGACGACACCCAGGCCGAGATCCAGGGCGTCGTCGACAAGCTCACCGGCATCACCGACGTCTTCGAGTACGACATCCCCGGCGCCGCCAGGGCCGCCGGGCAGATGCTCAAGACCGGGCTCGTGGCCGACGCCGACGAGGCGTTCGACCTCATCACCCGCGCGTCCCAAGGCGTCATGTCCGACGACCTGATGGACACCCTCAACGAGTACTCCGGCCAGTTCGAGATGGTCGGCCTGTCCGGTGTCGACGCCATGGGCCTCATCCGGCAGGCGCTCAACGAGGGCGCCCGCGACACCGACAAGGTCGCCGACGCCGTCAAGGAGATGGGCCTGCGGATCCGGGAGGGCACGGACCCGGCCCGGGAGGCACTGCAGAACCTCGGGGTCGACGTCGACGACGTCGTCGCCGGGTTCCAGGCCGGCGGCCCCCAGGCCCGCGAGGCGATGGGCGTGGTGTTCGACGCCCTGCGCGAGCTGCACGAGGAGGGCGGCAACACCCAGGAGGTCATCGCCGCTCTCTTCGGTGGCCCCGGTGAGGACCTCGGCGCCGCCCTGTTCGCCCTCGACCTGGCGACCGCGCAGCAGGCCCTCGGCGACACCGAAGGCGCAGCACAGTCCCTCCTCGACACCATCGGCGACAACGCCGCCACCCAGATCCAGTCGGCTCAGCGGAACATCGAGACGGCCGCCGACGGCATCAAGGGCGCCCTCGCCTCGGCGTTCTCCGACGAGCTCTCGGGGGCGGCCGCGTGGGTGTCCCGCAACCGGGGCCCCCTGATGGAGTTCTTCCTCGACGCCGCCAACGGGGCGTTCGACTTCGCCGGCGCTCTCGTCGAAGCGGCAGCCACCGGCACCGAGGCGTTCGGTGACTTCGTATCGGAGACGCTCCCCCCGGTCCTCGACGGGCTGGCGAGCGCGATGATGGCTGCCTCGCAACTCTCGGGGGACGTCGGGCTGTACAACGCGAGCATCAACATGGTGTTCGACGCCGAACGCGCGCGCGACTTCGGGGACACGACCGAAGAGGCCGCCGACCAGATGCGCGACTCATGGGGTGGCGCGCTCGAGGACATGCAGGGCCGGATGAACGAGTGGGCCGGCCCGGAGATCATGGCCGCTCACACCCACGACGCCCTCCTCGAGATGGCCGGCCGGGTCGACGAGTTCGCCTCATACGTGGACGAGCACCGCGGTGGCACCGTCATGATCAACGGGAACCGCGTGCCGGCCGAGGAGGCCATCGCGATCACCGAGCAGGAGATCAACGAGGCAGGCGGGTTCGTCACCATCAACGGCGAGACCGTTCCCGCTGAGGACGCCCTCGACGTCCTCATGCGGAACGTTGGGGAGTCCGAAGAGGACATCACCGTCAGGGGCGACACTGCCGAGGCGCGCAACGCGGTCAACGAGCGGCTCGCGTGGATCCGGAACCAGCGCGAGAACGTCAACGTCGGCGTCAACGACTCTGCCGTGAGGAACTGGTCCCCGCCGACCTGGTACTCCTACGTCGACGTGCGCGTCCGGAACAACGCCGCCGCGAACGTGCCCGCCAGCTGGGACCGGGCGTTCAGCACGGGCGGCTACACCGGCGACATGCCCGTCGACTCCGTCGCTGGTGTCGTCCACGGCCAGGAGATGGTCATAGACGCCGCGAACACCCGCGAGTGGCGGCCCCTCCTCGAGGCCATCCACAACGACAGCATCACCCCCGCCGACCTACGCCGGGGCGCCCCGCAGCTCGCGGCCGCCGGCGCGGCCAGTGGCCCTCAGGTCGCCGGGCCCGCCCGCGTGCGGCTCGACCCCGCCGACATCGACGCCCTCGCCGCAGCGATCCTCTCCGGCGCGCGCGACGTGTCGGCGCAGGCGCTGTCGCACGCGACCCGCAGCGCCCTCGCCGGTGCTGGACTGAACAGGAGCTGGTAGACGTGGGCATCGCCGCGCAGATCGAGCTGGCGGCACCGGCCCCCGCGGTCGGGATCACCATCAGTGGTCTCGACGAGACGGCGCCATCGCGGGTGGCCCTCTATCGGCAGCACGCCGGGGAGGGCCGCACCGTGGTGCAGGGCGCCAGCGACGTGTCCATGACGGGCGCCGGTTACGTCGTCGACTACCTGCCTCCGCTGGGGCGGGTGGTGACGTACACGGTCGAGGTGCTCGAGGGCGCGATCGTGCCGGCCGTGCTTTCGACGCAGGTGGAGATCGAGACGCAGGCCGCGTGGTTGCAGGATGCGCTCAACCCGCTCCTGGCAGCCGAGATCGGCCTGTCCCGGGCGGCGGGTGGGGGTGACATCTGGTTCACCACCGGGGCGCTGGCGCGCCTTGAGCGGCACATTGCCGCGCAGACCGTGGTCCCCATGGGGTCCCGGTACCCGGTCATCATGGAGGGCACCCGCCAGGCGCCCGCGGGCATCCCGCTGACCATGATCACCGCCGCCGCCGAGGCAGGCTCGCGTCTGCGCACCCTCCTCTCCGAGTCCCAGCACCTCGTGCTGCGGGTCCCGCCCCGTATGAGCCAGCTCGACGCCGTCGTCCACCTCGGCGACGTGCAGATGCCCGAGGAGCCCCTGACGGACTCCATGTCGCGCTGGCTCGTCACCGGCACCCAGACGCGCGGCCCCCGCGTGGGCGTGTACACGGCGCTGTGGACGTACGACGACATCGCAGCCCTCTACGCCGGGGCCACCTACACGGACGTCGCGGACGGGCGCACGTACGTGGAGTGGCAGCGGGCACCGGAGGACAGAGGCATCGCCTCGCTGATGGGGGTGATGTCCGGTGCGTGACATCACCCCGGAGGCGTTGGCGGCCCTGACCGGCGACAGGTCCCGCGACAGGCTGCTGGTCACCCCGTGGCTGGACGGGGCGATCACGTGGCCCGGGCCGCTCCCGGTGGCATCGTGGTCGATCGACTGGAACCGGTCCCGTCAGATTCAGGGGCAGGTGTCCCTCACCGTCGCCGACGAGGATGGTCGCCTGGCCCCGTGGATGGTCGACGACGTCCTCGGCGTGGGCGGGCCGCGCCTCACCTGCTCTCTGCTGATCGCAGGGGTGGGTGAGGAGGTCATGCTGGGGCGGTACCGGATCACCGACGCGGCCCCGGCGCAGTCGTGGCGGTCCCAGCGCACCGTCCGCGGGTTCGACGACCAGGGTCTCCCGGTCGTCACGACAGAGCCGCCGCGGTGGACGTCAGGCGGGACCGTCGCGGTCAAGGCCGACGATGAGACGTGGGGCGTCCAGGCGGCGGACTTCCTGGCACCTGAGGTGGTGGTCCACCAGGGCAGCATCCTCGCCGAGATCGAACGGCTCACCGACGGGATCGTCACCGTCTCCGTCGCGGATGGGGTCACGGACGGGACGGTGCCCGCGTCGGTCGCCTACGAGGGTGGCCGCATCGACGCCCTGGGCACACTGGTGCGCGCACTGGGCGCCCAGTACCGCATGACCGGCGACGGGCAGCTGCACATCTTCCCTGCCACCCCGGGCGAGCCCGTGTGGGTGATCGCGCCCGGTGAGGACGGGGTGCTGATCGACTTCGCGCGCTCCTACTCGGCCGCCGACTTCGTCAACACGGTCGTCGTGGAGGGCAAGTCGCCCGACAACAAGCCGCTCATCGGGGTCGCGCGGGAGATGTTCGGGCCGCTGCGCACCACCGGCCCCCACGGCCTCGTGCCCGCGCGCAGGCAGTCGGACATCCTCGACACGCAGGCCAAGGTGAACCAGGCCGCCGGCACGTACCTGGCGAGCGCGATCCGTGACCGCGCGATCGTGCTGCCCGTGACGTGCCTGCCGAACCCGGCGCTCGAGGTCGGCGACGTCGCGACCCTGTCGACGCCTGTCGGTGACCTCACCGGGCCGGTGGAGACGATGCGCCTGTCCGGTGGCGCCGCGGGGGTCAACGCCATGGAGCTCGGCATCACAGTGAGCTTCGAGCAGGTGCAGGTCATCGGGTCACGTCTGCGGGCGGCGGGGCAATGAGCGGGATCGACGAGCTCCTCGCCGGCGCCGTCCGCGCACCCGGCTCGACGATCCGCGCGGGGGTGGTCGGCGAGATCCCCGGCGGTAGCGCGCTGGGCGTCTCGATCGCGGGGGCGCTACTCGCCCCGCGGTGGCTGGACACCGGGTACGCGCCGGTCATCGGGGACGCGGTCCTGTGCGTGCGCGACGGCGGCGCCTGGTACGTCATCGGCCCGGTCTCCTCTACGGCGCCTTCCATGCCTGCCGTCGGGACGGTCAAGACGGCCCCCGCTGGTGCGGCCAGGATCACGGTCACCGTGGCCGGGCAGGACGTCGAGGCCACGTTCCTGGCGTCCTACACGCCGGTCGTCGGGCACACCGTCGCGCTGCAGTGGCTGCCGGGCGTGACCGCGCCGCGGGTGCTGGGCCGTGAAGGAGCAGTGCCGACCCCGAAGCCACCCCCGGTGGACGCAGGGGTGCCCGCCAGCCCGAAGCCACCCCCGGTCACCTCTGGGCAGGACACGTTCACGGCCACCGACTCAGCCACGTGGAACGTCACGGCGGGTGGGTGGCAGCACCAGCACGGCCGCAACGTGGTCACGGGCACCGTCGCGGGCTGGACATCGGCCGGGGCGTGGTTCTACGGCACCCGCCCCCACAACGCGCTCCGCGGGCGCACCATCACCGGCGCCGAGATCTACCTCCCGAACCGGCTGCGGATGGGCAACTACAACGCCTCCGCGACCCTGAACCTCTACCGGCACACCAACGCGTCCAAGCCGTCCGGCCGCTGGGGCAGGACCGGCAGCGCCCACCAGGTCACGGTCCCCAAGATCGGCACCACCGCCGGCTGGGTCGCGATCCCCACCGAGGTGGGACAGGACATCGTCGATGACGGCGGTGGCATCGGCATCGAGGGCGGCGTCTACCTGGGCCTGCCCGGCGCGGGGTCCGGCGCGGGCCTCCACCCCCAGTCCGGCGCACTTCGACTCTCATGGGAAAGGTGACCACCAGTGGCACTGACGCCGACCAAGCTGCACTACCCGACCGGCTCGGACAGTTTCCAGCCGCACGTCGACATTGAGGCGCTGGCGCGGTCGGCGGTCACGATCGTGCCGGTCGCCAACGCCACGGAGGCTGCGGCGCTCGCCGCCGCTTACGGGCCGACGCCCTCGAAGCCGCTGTTCGTGCGCCGCATCGACACCGGCGTGATCTATGAGAACGCAGGCTCGGGCTGGTTCTCGATCAACCCGCAGACGTACGAGTCGGACCCCCCATCGGGCGGCACGTTCACCACGTCGCAGCTCGTGGTGACGTGCGTGATTCCCGTGGCCCCGTTCGCTCGGACGGTCATGGCGACGGCCACGATCTACGGCACGAACATCGCGGGCGCGTGGGACGCGGCCCTGTCTGACACCTCGGTCTCGGTGTGGACCGGCTCGCCCAGGTTCGGCCGGTTCCCGAACCCTCAGGGGTCTGTGACGATCTCGCAGCGGTTCGCGCTCGCCGCCGGGCAGGGCACCGCGCTGCGGGGGTGGGTCGGGTACCGGAGCGGTGGGAACCAGACCTTCACGGCCTCGGCCGACGCGAAGTACTCCAACATCGTCGCGACCGTCTCCCGCGCCGGCTGACCCCCACCACCACAGAGCTAGGGGGCCGCAGTGCTCGAAGGCATCCCGCTGAACCTCGCCGAGCTCGGCTCAACCGCGGTCCTCGTCATCGTCTTCCTCATGATCCTCACCGGGCGCCTGGTCCCCCGAAAGGTCCTCGAGGACGTGCGAGCCGACCGCGACGCGCGATTGCGGGAGGCCGCGGGGTGGCAGACCGCAGCACTGAACGAGCAGCGCGCGCACGGGGAGACACGGAAGCAGGTCACCAAGCTTCTCGTCGCGGGTGACCTGGCCTCGAAGGTCATGGGTTCGCTACCACTGCCCTCATCGTCGGAAGAGGAGTCGCCATGATCGCGTGGCTCGGCCGCCGTCATGCGGAGAGCACTCCGCCCCCGCCGCCGCCAAGGATCGAAGAGGCCAGGGCGGCGATGCGCGCATCGGAGAAGTCGCTACAGGACGCCCAGCGCCGCTGGGTGTCCGTCAACAGGGTCGCGGGCGCGGTCGACGTCGTCCTCGTCGACAACCACATCGCCGAACGCCTGCACCACGCATTCAAGGGGGAATGATGTCCCAGGGCACGAACGTCGGCCTCGCCGCGGTCGCCTTCCTTTGGTGGATCGCCGTCGGCTGGTACGCCTGGCGACTGCTCGTGCCGTGGCGCTTGCGAGTCCGCGGCCGCCACGTGCAGCTGTACCGCACCCGGATCCGAGTGCGCCGGTCGGTGACGACGTGGCACCTCATCGTCATGGGCGTGGTCGTGGCGTCCTTCGCCACCGAGGAGCTCATCATGCAGCGCCTGGTGGGTGGGTGGCGGTGGCACGAGGAGTTCATCGGCTTCGTCGTCCTCGCGATCATCCTCCTCGGCGCTGACCGCCTCCGGCTGCTGTGGGAGACGCGCCCCATCGAGGCCGAGCTCGCCAACGACATCTGACCATCCCCGCACCCCGAGGCCCCGTCACCCGGCGGGGCCTTTCGCATGCCCCGATCCCGATTGGAGCACCGCTCATGAGCCCCGCCCCGCACGACGACGCCGCCCCGGAGACCCCCGTCCTGGCCGCGACCGACATCGCCCCCGCCCCCGACTACGACGACGTCCCGCAGGACCCGGACGCCGGCAAGGAGGACTGACCCATGGTCAACGCCACGCAGGTGATCGCCAACGCCACCCGGATGATCGGGTCGGCCGCGATGAGCGGCTGGTGCGAGAAGTTCGTCCGCACGTCCTTCGGCTTTGGCGCCCGGTACGCCTCCGCGAAGCTCGCCTGGGACGCCGCCGGCGGCAAGCACCACGGCGACACGAACCCGCCCGCCGGCGTCCCGGTGTTCTGGGACATCGTCAGCCGGGCGAACCCGAACCACCCCTACGACCACATCGCGCTCAGCGTGGGCGGTGGGTACTGCATCACGACGTCGGCCGGCCCCGGGCGCACGATCGCGAAGGTCCGCATCGACGACCTCACCCGCGCGTGGGGGATGGTCTACCGCGGGTGGGCCGAGATCTACCACGGCCAGCGGGTCTACACGGCCCCCAAGGCCCCCGTGAAGCCCGTACCCGCCAAGCCCGCACCGGGCACGCCCCCGGCGAAGGGGTACAGCGCCGACCGAGAGCGCGCGCAGCGCACTCTCAAGGCCCTCGGCTTCTACAAGGGCGACCTCGACGGCCTCGACGGGAACTACACCCGCGACGCCTACAACGCGTTCTGGGACGACGCCGCCTACCGGCCCGGCCTCAAGCGCGACGGCGTCCCCGGCGCCGGCTTCTGGGCCCACCTCGAGTGGACGAAGACCCTCCAGCGGGCGCTCAACGCGTGGAAGGGCGACGACATCCCCGTCGACGGCCGCTGCAACCGGCGCACGCTCTCGCGCGTCGGCGACGTCATGCGCCGCAACAAGGGCGGCGCCTACCGCGGCGCCGTCGACAACATCCCGGGCCCGGTGTTCTGCCGGACGCTCGGCATCCCCCCGCACCCCGGACTCTGAGGAGGAGCCCCCATGCTGTCGTTCTCGATCGACCCCGTGGCGATCGGCCAGCTCGTGGCCGTCGCCGTCCTGCCCGTGCTCGTCGGGCTCGTCACCACCCGCGTGACCGCGGCCGCCACCAAGGCGTGGCTCCTCGCGGGGCTGTCCCTGGTGTCCTCGCTCCTGGCGGAGGCGATCCGCACCTGGCAGGAGGGCGGCGTCTACGACGTCGGCGCCGGCCTGGTCCTCGCGCTGCCCACGTTCATCGGTGCCGTCGCCATGCACTACGGGCTCTGGAAGCCCACCGGTGTGAGCACGAAGGCGCAGGACACCGGCCCGAAGCACCTGGCCGCGGGCTGAGGGGCGCCACCACCGAGATGGGAGCAGACGTGGACGAGCAGACCGAGCAGCCCCTGGAGCCGGGGATGGGGCGCGTGCGCCGGCGGCTCCTCGACTTGCAGGGCAAGCCGATCGCGGGGGTGCGGGCGCTGTTCGAGCCGGCCCCGGGCGTCATCCTCGGCACGGGTGACGCCACGCCGGCGTCCTACCTCCCGCAGCTGGTCGAGGCGGTGTCGGACGCCAACGGGTGGCTCAGCGCCGACGGCCGCCCGTACGTCGACCTCATGGCGTCGGTGAACCCGGCGCACGTCCCGGCCCGGTGGCAGTGGAAGGTGTTCTACCCGTCCTCGTCGGCGCCGGCGCCGGTGGCCGCGCAGTGGTTCTACCTCGAGGCCGGCGAGGACGTGGACCTCACCCTCAAGGCGCCGGTGGACCGGATCCCGAGCACCGTCGCGGTCGTCACGGACGAGACGCGGCGCGCGGCAGAGGCCGCCCAGGCCGCCGCCGAGGAAGCGGCCGATGCCGCCATGCAGCGCGCCGCTCGCGCCGGGACGGCTGCCGAGGCCGCCGCCAAGGCCGCTACCCGCGCGACCGCCGACGCTGAGGAGCGCGTGCTCCAGGTGATTGCCCATGGCGACTACATGGGTCCGCAGGGCGAGCGGGGACCCCAGGGCGAGCGGGGGCCCCGGGGGCAGCAGGGCGAACGGGGCGAGACCGGCCCCCAGGGCGAGCGCGGGGAGACCGGCCCCCAGGGCGAACGCGGCGAGCGCGGGGAGACCGGCCCCCAGGGCGAGCGGGGTCCCGTCGGTCCGCCGGCCGACACAAGCGCCGCGGTGCGAGCCGGTTTCGCTGGCGTCCAGCTCACCACCGAGCACCTGGACACCATCACCACTCCGGGCCTGTACTGGCAGGGCATCGCCGCCGAGTCATCCCCCGAGCGCGGCTACCCGCACCGTTCGGCCGCGTCCATCCACGTTAGCCAGTTCGCTGGGTCTGGTGGCTGGGTAGTCCAGCGCCTTACCCCCCTCGGCGCCACTGGCCAGTTCTTCTACGAGCGCACGCGGCACGGCCCGGCGACGGGCTGGCAGCCCTGGCGCGTGTACCACAGCGTGGACGTCGATACCGCCCTAGGTACGCGCGTGACCATCGCCGGGGTGACCGTGCACGCCGACACCGGATGGAGGGACGTGCGCGCGTACCTCGAACCGGATTGGATCGTGGCTACCAGCACGGTCGGTCACCTACTCGCCCGCCGCGTGGGTGACACGGTTTACCTGCAGGGGTCACTAGAGCGGGTGACCGCTGGGTCCGCAAAGGCAGCCGTAAACCGTCTACTCGGGTCCATCCCCGGCTTTCAGCCCTACGGTTACGCACCGCGCGGCATAGCCCGGGCAGGCACCGTAGTGGGGGCCATCGTCACATCAACTACGGCCGGGCGGGTTGACATCGCGGGCATGGGTAGCGGCAACTGGCAGCCCGGCGACGCGGTATCTATCGAAGGTGCGTGGTCCGTCCGACAGGGCTGGCCCACCACCCTGCCCGGCACCCCCGCCTAGATCGGAAACACACCACTGATGGACCTCACAGAACTGACCAACGACGACCTCGACGCACTACGCCGCGACGTGCTGACCGAGCAAGAGCGGCGAGCCGCTCTCGCCACCATCCCCGCCCAGGTCGCCGAGCTGGCCCGCGTGTACGTGGATGGAGGCGGCAACCTCGAGACTCTGACCGCCGCGCTCGGCTGAGTGGCATGACCAGTTCCCGGCCGCTGCCGGGCGGCCTCGCCACCGACGTCACCCGCAAGGCCGCCAACCGATGGTCCCTCCTGTGGGCGACCGGCGCCGCGGCCACAGCGCGCCGCACATCGGCCGCGCCCCTGCGTCGACTGCCCTAGTCCCAATCGTCCCGGGGAGGCCCCGACGCGTGGCAGCCTCCTAGAGGGTTCTGGGGGCAGGTGCCGGTGAGCGTCGGTACGGTCACACCGAAGGGCCTCTGACCACCAGGCGCGGGGCAAAGACGAAGACGGAGAGCGCGCTATGCCGGTAGACGATGACCTGTGGACCTGCAGCCGTTGCGGTGCGGTCGTGGAGGCCCTAGGGAGGCACCAGGAATGGCACGACAAGCTCGAGGGCACCCACGAGCCCGACGAGAAGCCGAAGGGCGGAAGAGTCTGGAGCCTCTAGCGCGGTTAGCGCGCGCGGTCTCTGCTAGCGCGGGGCAGGCGCTTCAAGCCGTGCTCATTGACGCCTCTCGACCGCCCCAATCGTCCCGGCCAAGCGCCGTGCCATCCTTCTTCCCATGGACGACTGGCAGACGCTGATCATCGTGGCAGTACCCGTGATGATCACTAGCGCGGCTCTTCTACTCCAGCAACGGCAGGCGAACAAGGCTGCCGAACGGCGGGTGGCGGTAGAGCATGCCGACGAACGTGCCGGTCGCCGGCTCGAACGTGCCGAGGATCTGCACGAGGCGGTCCTCCGAGCCATGGATGAAGCGATCTGGCTCTGCAGCCGTAGCCTGACGATCGCGAAAGTAGGTCATCAGGAGCGATGGATCCAAGGCCTCGCCGACCTGGGCCGTGAGCTGCCGAATCCCGGGGACCTAAGGCTTGCCGAGATATACGCGCGCTGCGCGCTCCACGGCGACATCGTGGCGAATCAGTTGCTCGCAGAGTTCCGTCAGGCGTTCGGGAAGTACAACAGGATCGTCGGAGACCTCCTCGTTCGCGCATCCGAAGAGGCAACCGGCGGCGACGAGCAGGCAGAGATCACTCGGTCCCTCCAAGACGTGCACAACCTGATGAAGACCGTGTACCGCCGGTACGCCACAGCTGCCCGAGAATCCCTGGACCGCATCGAGGGCGCCGCCTGA